TTGTTTTGAACGTAGCCAATAGCATAATCGAATTGTACACCAAATTCACAAAGCGCCATTGCAAGAATGAAAAGATTGTTATTGCGTTCGCCTTCTTTAAATCCGTATTTTGAATCCCACCATTTCAACAAACGTCGAATGATTTCGTCTTCGTCTTGCAAAGGCAATAATGGTTTCTTTTCATAAACTGAAAATCCTTCGTCTTCGTTTAATTTGTCCCAAATAGTTGCGTTTTCATTTATGTAAACGTCTGGATCATAACTTTCAAAGCAAACACGTGAAACGTTTGAATTTTTAAAGTCAAAATAATCTGAATTAAAATATTCGCCAAATGCTTTGAAATATCTTTTATGATTTTCTTTGTCGCATTTCGGAATCCGAATCAATGCTTTCAATCCGTTTCCGCTCGGTGATTCAAAAACTGAAAAAACATATTCGCATTTCATTAATCTTTTACGTTCTTTTTCTTTTTTGTCTTCAGATTCATATTTGTCAAAGTCAAGAATGCAAAGACCAGAATGTTCAATCAAAGCGTTGTCGTTTCTTGTTGAAAAAGTTCCATTGAATAAAATTGAAATCAATGAATTTTTTAATTGTTTCTTTTCTTCGCATTCTGGCATTGTTCGAATCTGTAAAATCTTATCTTTTGACGCACCATTTTTGATGCGATCCAAAACTTTCATAATGTCCAGGTCAAACGGAACGTCATCTGTTTTGTAAAGTGATTTAAATACTGATATTTTCATTTTAATTGTTTTTTAATTAGACGCAAAGACGCAAAAAAGTCAAAAAAATTTGTGTCGTGTCGTTTTTTTTTCGTTGTGGTTTGTTAATAAGAATTTTGCGTCATTGTATTACACGTTTAAATGCTTTGTCAATTTTATTGTTGTCGTGCAAATATACATTTTTGACTTTTAAAAGCCATTCATAAAAATTAGACATTTGCTGAATGTCAGATTTTTTCTTTGATTGATTTAAGATATTTGATTTCATTGTCGATTTCTGTTTTAAGTGTTGGAATGAATGTTGTCGGTATTTTTCCGAACTGAAAAAAGATTGCGTTGTAAATTGTTGTGGTTCTTTTTCCAATTTTCTCAATTGCTCGATTTCGAATGTGCGACGGAATCGATTTGTAAGTTTCTGGCTTCATTAAAATTTTAGTTTTGAATTAATATTGTAAAAACTAACTAATTTGTCATAAATGAATTGATTGTCATTTGCTAAAATAAAAAGTTTTTCAAAAAAATCATTGTTTTTTAAATTAATTTTTTGTTTCAATTCATCGTTTTCAAGTTTCAATTCGTCAATTTTATTTTGATATTCTAAAAATTTAAAATCAAATCCTTCATTCAATAGTTTTAATTTATTTTCAATTCGTCGAATATGTGGCAAATGATTTATAATTTTATACAAATTAAGTAAGTGCGAAATCGAACAATGTTTCATATTTATTGTGTCGCCAATACTTTGTAAAGTAAAATTTTGTTGTCTTAAAATATTACAAAAAATCGCTTTGATTTCTACAATTTCACGTCTTCGTGATGGTTTACTTATATCGATTCCAGTAATTGTTGTAATGTCTTTTAAAAGTTTTATGTTTTCCATTGATTTAAATTAAATAATTTTTTTCTTTTGCGATTTCATAATCAAAATGCCAAGAATCGTTTGTGCCTTGTGCAAGTCTGTAAAGTATACCATTTGTTGAAACTTGTAAACCAGTTACAATTCTTGTTTTTTGGTCGTCATCTGTGATTAAAAAAACACAATCTTGCAAATTGAATTTATTATTGATTTCCATAATATAAAAAACGATTGACCTATACATCGTGAGGTGATTTTATTAAAAAATGTCTTCAACTGAAACTTCTTCGTCTTCAATTACTTCAATTGATTTTGCCAAATATGAATCAATGTATTTTCTCAATTCATTGTAAGCATTATCGGCTTGAATTGCCTGGTCTGCTGACAAAGTATGTGCAAATTTAAATTCTGGAATCGAATATTCGACTTTTCCTTTTTTCAATTCAATTGCGTTTGAAACTTGAATCCATTCATCACTTAAACGTGAACGTGATTTTTGTGTGAAATCGCCCCAAGATTGAACCGAACTTCCTTTGATGTTTACGTTTGCAATTTCGCCAGATTCTAACATAATGTAAATTGATTTCGTGTAATGACCGCCCATTGCAACAATAGTTTCTTTGATGTCTTTATAGATACCTTTTACCGATTGATTGCCTTTGAAAAGTCTAACATTGATTTCGTCATTACCGATTGATTTCACTTCGTTTGAATAAACACCAGATTGATTTTTGTCGTTCCAACCTTTGATTGTGTGAAATTCCATAAGTGTCAAAAACTTAAACGGCAATTCAATTTTTACATTTTCTTTTTTTTCTTTGTCATAATATGCAAAGGTTTTGTCGTCTGATTTCCATTCAAAATAATACTTTGTTGGATTTGAACTTTGTGTCTGAAATTCTGCTTGTCTGCTCATTTGATTAAAAATTAATTGTTATACTTGATTTTCTTGGTGTTGTTGATACTTTTGGAACAATGTTTCCGTACATATCTGGTACTTCCATTCTTTGTGCCAATTTTAAAAGTTCTTCACGTTCTTTTAATTGTTTCTTAAATTCTCGATAAACTTCGTCTTCTTCGTAATTGATAACGAATCCGCCTTGAACTGGATTGAACTCGACATTGTTCAATGTGGTTTTTTCTGTCAATGTAATTTGTTCACGAAGTTGTGAATCCATCGCATTGATAGTTTCTTTAATCTTTGCGACTTTTGTCCAAAATTCAATTTTGTCAATTTCGCCATTCTGAAGAACTTCATTCACGATTTCTTTTCCTCGTGAAATATAATCTTTTTTACCGAAATGAATCGGAAAAGATTCTTGTTCTCGCATTAATTCAAAAAGTTGTTTGCTCATTTTAATTTGATTTTAAATTGTTATTGTTATCGTTTTTATTTATTTCGTAAATGGTATAAATTACAAGCGCAATTGTGATCCATATTTTCAAACTTAAATTTTCAGTGTGCAATGCTATAAAAGCAAATAATAAAATAGTAAATGTTTTCATAATTTTAGTTATTAAAAAAAGTATTAATTTTTTCGATGTTCAATTCCAAATCAAATATTTGATTTAAATAAAAACAATCTTTTAAAGTTAATTCAGTCCAGGAAATTTTGTTGTCTAATGAATAAAGTAAAAAATTTGACATTTCTGTTTTGTCATTTAAAAGAATCATTCTATTTTCTAATGACATTTTTTGTGATAATTTTTTCATAATATTTGATTTTTTAATTGTTATTTCTTTGACAAATATAAGACGTTTTTTATTAATACAAAATAAATTATTAAAAAAGATGAAAAAAAACGCTAATTTATAATGATTCTAAATAATAAAGATTAAAAAATATGCGTCAATCTGGCAATTTGTCCGAAGTTTTTATGGTGTAAAAATCCCTCAATCGCTTTTGGTGCGTGTTGATACCCGTTTCGATGGTGCCAAGAATCGGTTCCACTTGGTGAACGAAGACTTTCAATCGTGCAACCGATAAAATCTTTTGCAATTTTGTGGTGAACGTGGTGTGTGTAGATATATCGGTGCTTTGAATTTGTCCAGTTTTTTGATTCTGAAGCCATAAGCAAAGGTAAATTTTCTAATTTTGCGCCGTCGCCGTGAGTAGAACCAATAAGATTATCGTAATATTTGTAATATTTACGATGCGAAATTGATACGTCAAACGTTATATTGATGCAATCTTTAAAATAAGACTGAATAACTTGAGCCAGGAAAAATCCGTTTGTGTAATCGTGATTACTTGGATTGAAAACAAAGTGAACGTCTGCAACTGGAATCAACATTTTTAAAACATCGACATATAATTGCTTTGCAATCATAAAATTTTCGTACCACATTCCGTCTGTGTCTTGCGGTGTTCCACTTGTCGTTGTTCGTTTTGGATTGTCAATGTGTAGAATATCATTTCCGCCAATAAAAACAATTTTGTCAATATTGAATCCAGACGATTTGTCAAGAATACCTTTGACACCTTCTAAAGTTCTTTGAACGGCAATATTTTGATTATATTTTTCGCCAGTTTCCCACTCGTTGCAAAGTTTCCCAATATGAATGTCGGCCGGACTTAAAACAAGACAATGTCCGTCTTTTATGTACGACCTTTCAAATACTGGAAATATAGGTGTGAATTTTTGCAAGTCTTCAATCAACGCATCGGCTAATTGTTTAAATTCTTTTTCTTCGGGTTTCTCAAAAAGTGGGTTTGTAACACGAACTGATTCGGTTTTTGTTTTCAACCATAGCATCGGTGCAGTTGTTGGATCAACTCCAACGTTTTGACACGCTTCAATAATACCCTTTGAATTGATTTGTCTTCTAATGTAAAAACGCAGAGTGTCTTTTTCAGTACTCGACAATTTTAAATCGTGTTTTTTAATGATAAAATTTAAATTATCAATGTGATTTAAACTAAAATCAATGTCATTGTAGTATTGTTTTGAGTCCATAAGTGGTTTTTAATTTGCGAAATATACAAATTTTTATTTAGTTTTCCACAAATTGTAAGAAAATAAAATTGCAAAGTGCGGTTTTTCTGTAAATGGTACGTTCATTTGAAGTGCAAAATTGATTTTTGAAGTACCAAAATTTAAGTTTGTGAACAAATAAGGTGTATTTATAAACCAGGAACCACCAACATTTTGCGAAAATCTGTATTTGTCAATCAACAATTTTCTTTGATTCTCAATAATATCGTTTTGTTCGGTTTGTTTTTGCTCAAATAATGCAATTAAATCGTTTTGTTTTTTAACCTGGTCTTTGCAAGTGTCAAACTGAAGTAATTCTTTGACAATATTTCTTGCATAATCAATTGGTATTTTTATTATTGTATCGTTTTGACAAAAATTCTTCGATGTCGTTATGCTGAAAAGTATCAACAAAATCAATTTTAACTTCTTCATATTTTATAATATTAGATTTTGTCTGAATTATTTCTTTTTCAATTGAATCAATTTTCTTTTCGCTTTGAATGATGTCATTTTCTTGCGTTTTGCGACTACTTCTAAACAATAATAATAAAAGTATTACAATGATATAAATAATGTCCCTATATTGAAAAATAATACTTCGATTCGTCTTGACGACGTTTAACAAGTCCAGATAGAACTTTGCCATTTGCTTTTGTCCATTTTCTAAATTCATTTTCAATTTGTTTGTCGTTTGGATTTGCATTTACTATTTTTAATAATGTCGATTTTTTAAAGTTTGCAACACCTACATTGTAGGCAAATGAAACCAACGCATTGAATTGTCTTTGATTGACTTCAGAAACAACGCTTTGTGATACAGATTTTGCAAATCGGTCCGCAATTTCTTTGAACATTTCGAATGCACGTTCTTTTGTAATTGGTTCATCTAACAATGTAACACGTTTTCCGTCTTCGTAATACGTATTACCATAGCCAATTGTCGGAACTTTCGCTGGACACAAATAAGGTTTTAAAACAAGACCTTCGTGTTTTGTGATTAAATTATATCCTTCATTATTCAATTTCATTCTTGATGTATTTAGCACGTTGAATTGTGGTTTTTAAAAGTTTCCAAATATTGACATTGAATGCAACTTCAAAATTTTCTTTGATTGAAGTCATTTCAATAAATATCAAAATTATTGCAACTACTTTTGTAAAAAAATTATCTATTTCAAACCATATCTTGAAGAACTCGCCAAGCAAAAATTTGTCCATTGCAAACAATAGTAAAATTGCCATTTCATACAACACAAATTTTGACACAATGTTTGACATTCGTCTTGACGTGATTTCTTCTTTAATTCTAATTGCTTTGAAAATACCAAATATCGTGTCAAGTGCAATTGCAACACCGACCGCAATCAAAAGTCCTTTTATTGGTGCAAAAAAAAGACAAAAAGAAACAAGAATATAATTTAAAATTGATTTCATTATTGAAATATTGGCATATAAAAAAATTGTACGTTAGTTGCATCATATATTTTAATCCATTGCACAGGTGTAATTGGATTTGATGGACTACCATTATTTAAAATAGAATCTGTTGAAACTAAATAATTACCATTATTTAAACCAAATATATTTCCAGTATTATTTGTCAAAACCGATCCATCTGCATTTGAAGATAAACCAATCATATTTCCTCCAAAATTACAACCTATTCTTACACTATCTTCAAATCTAAAACCTGTGTCGTGTACTGGGTTTGTATATGATAAAGTTCCAGTTCCTTCATTAATTAAAGAATTTGTTAAAACTCCAGAAGGACCAAATTTCGCAAGTTTGTCTTCGGTCCCACTTCCAGTAACAACTTCTATATTACCGCTTTCTAAAATAGTACTTCCATTTATAGTTTTAATATTTGTGCCAGAAACAAGCGTGTCTTGTTTTGAAGTCAAAGAATCAAAAACACCATTTGAACTAACTGGGTTTGAACTTCCGTCAGTTGGTATCGAATCAACATTTGGAATGTTACTTGTCAATGCAATTGTTCCGCTTTCATTTGGCAAATAATGGTCTCGAGTAGCACTTAAACCACTTGTGTACAAATTTGATTGAATTGTGTCAGTTTTATGTATTTGCATAAATCCATCTTCAATAACAAGCAATTTATGATTATCCGAATCTTCAATATGAAAATTTCCGTCTGTATAATGAATACTTCCATAATTGTCATTCGGTTCATCATACAAAAATACTTTGTTAGTATATAAATCATTTGTTCCAATATTTAAGTCATTTGTTGCACCCGTATATGGAACCAAATTTATATTTCCAGAACCCAACAAAGACGCTGAATTTATTGTTTTGATATTTGTACCAGAAACAAGCGTGTCTTGTTTTGCATTCAATGCAGTTTGCGTTGCCGTTGAAACTGGTTTGTTTGCATCTGAAGTATTATCAACGTTTCCAAGTCCAACATCTGATTTCGTTAAATCAATATTGCCAGAACCAAGCAAAGATTGTCCTTCTAATGTTTTAATATTTGTACCAGAAACAAGTGTGTCTTGTTTTGTAGTATCTAAATCGTCAAAATTTTCGTTGCATTTTATAAACGCACTTCTTAACGGATCGCCATTTCCATCATTTGCTGATGCCCCTACATTTATATTTTGAATTGCCATAAATCGCTTGTTATATTTGTGTTATCTGTTGTTATTTTAGTACTCGATGAATCAATTATGTCTGAAATCTTTTCTTTTATTATTTTTATTGTGTCAAAAATTGACATTGAAATTTTAAAAACCGAATCCATTTAACTTATTTTTACATAAATCGGTTCATTTTCTGTTAATTGGCTTTCAAATTTAACGTATATTTTTGAACTTCCAACGTAAATATTAAACACATTTTCTTTTAAATCTACACTTTTAAACATTACAAAATTTTCATTGTCGACACTTATATAAAAATTCAATCTTTGTTTGTAATCTTTTAAACCATTACAAGTAATCGTGTGAAGTCCTTCAACGTTTATTGTTTGCGATGTCGTTTCTGTCGTTACTCCGTTTAATAGTGTTTGCATTTTTTAAAAATAGTTTTAATTTTTTGATATTTTCTTCAGTTCTTTTATCTACTTTTCGCATTTTTAATATGGATTTTGTAAGTACCATTTCCCGCAAACTAATTTTGATTTAATTGGATTCACAATATTGTTTGAATTTGACACATATTCTGGCAAATGAAATTTGCACAACCATCTTTCAAGACGTGATTCGTACATTTCCATTTTCATTCGTTGTTGATTCACTAAATAATCAATTTCAACTTTGTCAACTGAAGTTGAATCCGCTGGATTGTGTTTTGTTATTCCGCCATTATTGATTTGATATGCACCAAAAAGCAAATATTCCATTGCACTTCCGTGAATAATATAAGGAACTAAATAATTTTCGTACAAAGTTAAATATTCATCAACCAAATCGTCGTTTTCAAAGTCTTCGCAAATTTTATTGTAAAGCGTTTCACCGAGAATTTCTTCAACTCTAATTCGTTGAAAGTCTGCAATTGCAAGAACGTATTTGTCAACATCAATATTTCCACCTAAAGGGGTGTTTTTTGTCAGTTCGTTTTCTTTTAAAAGTATTGTTGTCATTTTATTGTCTGTAATTAGGGTCTAAACTCCAAAAATTGTTTGACGCTTCAGCAACTTGCGCCACCTCAATTGGATTTGTTTCAAGTCTTGCGCCAGCACGTTCGCTTGGTTCTAATTCATTTATAATTCTTATTGCTTCATTTACTGAAATTGATTTATTATTTCTTTTTAAGTAAATTTTTCGTGTCCAAAAATGTGAGCAATTAACACCGCCTTTGTATAAAAACAAATTGTAAGTATCTGCGCCACCTGGACCAAAACCAGGATTGATTGCTGGATTTTGACTTGCAAATAAAACGTCTTCTTTTCTATAAACTTTTTTAGCGCTAACCATTTTACGACAAAATTCACGTGAATTTGCACCAGCATTCAAAGGTGCGTATTGATAGCGAATTTTAAACAAGTCATTGTCTTGTTCGCTTGTTACGTTTGGAAACGATGTCGGAACACTTGCCAATTTTAAAGTTAATTCTGTAATTTGTGGCACGTCTTTTTGTTCACGTTCGTCAATTATTTCAAAATTTTCCAAGTCTTCGTCTTCGCCAAGTTCAATCAAACTTTCAGCGATTTGATTCAATATAATTTCTTCGTTTTCGTTTGTTTTTTCTTTTGAGCAACAAATTTGTTGTGCTAATTGTGTAATTGGAACAACTTGATTTGTGAACATTGCTTGTGCAACTTCCGCTGGTAACGATAAAAATTGAACCAAGAAAACAATCGCTTGTTCTTGTGTCAAAATTCCTTCTTTTACTTTTGCAATGATGTCAATTGCACTTGAAATTTGAGCGCCATTATATGAAACTTTTGAATCTATTACGTCAGTTGCAACCGATTGAACATTGTCTTGTGAAACAACGTCAGACGCTCGAAGTGAAATAAAAGACAAATCAATTGAAACGTTTTGACTTGCATAAATTTCCATTAAATTATCAAGAACAATTTCTTGTTTTGGTCGAATTACATTTATCATTAATTCTTGAAATGCAACTTCTAATTCGTCAGCATTTGAAGAAAATCCACTTGATGCACCAACTCCAACAATTAAACCAGACGTCAATTTATGCGATGTCATAATTTGTTGACGTGATTCACTACTTAAAAATTGGTATTGTTGGTGTGCGTCGCTAACTTCAAGCGGTGTGATTGTAATTTCTGAATCTTTATTGTCGTTCCAATTTAAAAAGAATTTTCCAGCATTTCCCGAACCAGTCAAATGATTTTTGATTTGGGCCGTGTTTTGCATTATTTCTTCTTCAGACAATTGCACACCCGTATTCATATTTATAACGTGTCCGAATGACAATCCGTTTTGAATGTGATTAATACAATAATTTGCGATTTCAGATTCCATCATTGAATATGGAAGTCCCGAAATATATGAAGGATTTTTATAATAAAATTGTCCGACCTGGTAATCTGAAATAATAAAAATTTCACTTCTTTCACCTTTTGTCGGTTCACCATATCCGAACGCATCGATTCGTGTTGGTTTGTATTTGTTTACATTTCTAAAATCATACGAAAAATAATATCCACTAATTTCGCCGTCTTCGTTTGCAATTTCTGGTGCAATACATTGCTTTGCAATATGATATATTTTTTGTAATTTATTGTCAATATATTTCAATTCCAAAGACGCTTCACCAAACATTTCAAAATCTTTACAAACTTTTCGCAAGTCTGACTTTGAAAGTGTTGACATAACATAAGCCCAATTCGATGCTTTTGAAACCTTGTCTTTTGATGTCAATCCTTTTCCGTAAATGAATTGCGAATATGAATCAATTATTGCTGAATTTGTAGGCGATCCGTTGTAAGCGTCAATAATATCATAATAAAATTGATTCTTGTCGCCATTTAAAACCCACTTTTTACCAGAAACTTCTTTGATTTCTGGTCGATTGTAGTTTGCTAATTGAAATATTTGTAAATTATTTTCCATTTTATACTTTTAAAACCCCTTTTGTTAGTTTGTAATTTTCCAAATCTGTTTGCGATGTTGCATAAGATTTGCCACGATACAATAATTCGTCATTAATTGAATCAAATATTTCGATTTCCGAACTTTCACCCTCAACAAATGTCTTCACAAATTCCAAAATCATATAAGAATTGTACTGAATTGTTTCGATTTCGAATGTTTCTGTTGTATTTTTTAATTCATTGCGTAATTTTAGCAATACAATTTCCGAATGATTTCTCGGAATGCAACGCAATGAATGAATTTCGTCTGTTGGATTGAATACTACCATACTAAAATAACAATTTAATTTGCTTTTGTAACACAAAAAAACGCATTACAATTTAATGCAATGCGTTTTTCAACAATTAAAATCCGATTTTTATGAAACCACCACGTCAGATACTAATAATTTTAATGCAGTTTTCATTGCTGAATCCAAGAATGGTGAATTGTCTTTTTCTTCAGCATTGATTGCAAGTGTAAATCCAGAAAGGTCGCCAGACGCACCACCAGTTACTTTTGTCATATTAGACATAGTACCATTTAAAGCACCTACAAGAACAATGTTTCCGTTGTAGTCTTCAACAAAAACGCTTGGTCTTCCAGCACAAATCAATTGTGCTTGTGCTTGTAAATCTGCTGACAATTTTGGCAATGTAACCGCTAACGCTTGAGCAACAAAGAATGTTCCGTTGTCTTCCGAAGAAGTTCCAGTTTCAGTCAATGTGTTTGTTGTTGCTTTTACTTCATATTTGAAAACTTCGTCTAAAGTTCCCAATGATGTAACTTGATGCGATGCAATTACGAATGCAAAATCTTCAGCCGTTCCGTTTGCGAAATAAATTGATTTGATTCCGCCTTTTTGGTCCTTGCAATTAAGCAATTTTCCTTTTGAAACTAAACAAGACATATATTTTTTATTTAAAATTAGTTAATAAACCGACACTTTTTCAAATGTCGGTTTTTATTTTTTGTGAATTAGTCTTCGTAAGTTAACCAAACGATTTCACTTGGATTGTAATATCCAACTCCAGCCGCATAAACAACTTTTCCACGAACTTTTCCAGTTAATAAACCGATTTCGTCTTCATCTACTAAAGTAAATGTGTTGTAGTCAGCAAGTAAACCAGTTCCGAAAACAAGATTTTTTCTTTCGAAAACAGCAACCGTATTGTCTGGTAATCCGTTTACAACCTCGATTGCATAACGACCAATTGACAATGCGAAATCTGTATTTCCTAATCCATTAGTTACACCCGCAGTTGCTAATTTGAAAGCATACATTTGAGCAACGTCTGGTGAAACCGCAACAACTAATTCTTTACGTCTTAATGCGTAAGGAACCGCGTTTAATGCTGGTTTTAAATAAGCATCTAAAACGTTTGATTCAGATACAACCGCACTTGGATTTGTCAATCCGTTACCACCTTTTATGATGTCAGCGTCAGCCGCCCATAATGTGATGAATCCGTCAAATTCGTCAGCGTTTGCGTCTGAACCTTGCCAAATGTCAGTTTCTAATTTTTCAGCCATAGCACCCAAAACTTCCATTTGAATTGCTTCCATTATGTCAGCTGGTGCGTTTGGATTTGATGCGTTTGCACCCATAATTCCGTCAGACCAAGTTGCACGGAAATCTTCCTTGCAAACGTCTAAATCGTTTTTGAATTTTTTAGGTTCTAAAGTATTTTCGTTTAAAACCATTGCACCCGCTGGTGTGAATCCACAAGAATATGCAGTCGTTCCGTTAGTGTACTGAATTTTTCTTAATGCTAATTTGAAGTTTACGTCTTCAGCGATTGTAACAATGTTTTTTGAAATTGTGTCAATTTCTTTGAATGCTTGACCGATAATTGCACCAGCCGCTTTTCCATTGTAATTTGATGTTACTGTTGTTGTTGTAGCCATTTTTTAGTTGTTTAAATTTTTAACGTTTTTTAAAATTCTTTGTTTTTTTGTTAAATTCACTTCAACAACTTGTGTTGTTTCTGGTGTGAATTTTACTGAAGGTTTCACTTCTTTTGAAAGTTTAATTTCTTCGATTTGTTTTGTTAATTCAGTTTTGATTGTTTCAATTTCCGTTCCAACTTGTTTTGAAAATTGCATCATCATTTCTTTTATTAAGTTTGTCAATTTTTCAGTTGCGTCGTCAGACATTTCAACTTCTTCTTCAACAACAACTTCGTCTTCAGTTTCAACTTCTTCTTTTACTTTGATTTCAGCAATGATGCCTTCTTCAACAATTACAAGAATTGTGTTGTCTTCAAGTTCGTGTTCACCAATTGGCGCTGGAATTAAATCCCCATTTTCAGCAACGATAAAAACCGCTTGTCCTGGTTCAAAAGATTCAGCTTCTAAAATTGTAACACCATCAACCAACTTCATTTGTGCCATTTTGATTTCGACTTTTTCAGTCTTGTTCAAAACCGCATCAAATCCAGATTTGATTGCATTTGTAATTTGTTCAGTTAAATTCATATTTGTTTGTGTTAAATTGATTTTTTCCAAATCGAACATTCCATCAATTGAAAATCCTTTCACTTGTCCAGTCTTTACGTAGTCATTCCAAATGACATCGTTGTCAACTTTCATAGTTGCATACCAAGTCCCAACTGGTTCGTTCATTCCGTATTGAACTGACTTGTCGTGAAAGTCGTCTTCTTTGATCCAAGATTCAACAAACGTAACACCTTCAATTTCTTTGTCGTGTTCTAATGATGAATTTTGTTGATACGATTGTTTAAAAAAGTTTTCCATCGATTTACGAATCGTTTCTTTTGAAAACTTTATAAAAAATTCGTGTCCATTTTGATTTCTGTAAATTTCCAAGTCTGGAACTAAAACCGCACCAAGTAAAAGTCTTTTTTCGTTGTCAATAGTTGACAATTTAATTTGCTTTTGTTTACTTAATGCAATAAAATTTGATTCGATTGCTGGTGTTTCTACTAATGAAATCCCAAAAACTCCGTCTGTCTGTCCTTCGTTGAAAATTACTTCGAATGTTTCCATATAATAATAATTAAAATTTGTTATTTTGTTATAAACTTTTATCCAAGTGATGCATTTGAAATGATGTTTCTGTCTAACGATTGAGCAGTTGTAACCGCACCAGAAACAACGTATGCTTGTATTGGATTTTGTTGCATTGCGTTGCCTAAACTTGACGCCAATTGATTTGTTCCAGCGTTTCCGACAACATTAAAATTCGGTGCTGAAGTAACTCCAGCCGTTGCACTTGATGAAATTGAAGGCGCTGAAGAACCACCGCCACCGCCTGGAACTTTTACAGATAAAATCGACTTAACGTTTTTAATACCAGCCGCAATTGCAAGTCCAGCGTTCACTGGTGCAAGAAATGGTCCAACATAAGGTATTCCGACCGTCGCATCATACGCTTTTTGTGCCGATAAGAATGTGGAAATTGTTGCACTTGCTACTGACATTGCTTTTCCAGCCGCAGTTTCTTTTCCAAGTAATTCAGATGCACCATTCAAAGTTTGAGAAACGGCGTCAAGTGCGTCAATCTTTGCTTTTCCTTCTAATTTGTCAAGTTCAATTCTTGCTTTGACATTCGCATCTTTTGCTTTTGTTCGTTCTTCTTCAGTCTTAAAATCGCCTTCAGTTATGATTGCGTTTTGTTCATCAAGAATTGCACGACGTTCTTCAAAAGTCAAAGTCTGGTCTTCTAATTCTTTTTGCTTGTCTTCAAGTTCTTTTGTCGTTTTCTTTTCCGCTTCAATTGCGTCAAGTTCTTCGCCTTTGATTCTGTACTTTTCTAAAATGTCAAAACGTGCTTTTGCTTTTTCTTCTTCAGACAATTTAATATTGTCAAGTTCTTCCAAATCACGTTTCTTTTGTAACTCTAATTTTTCACGATCCGTTTTCGCTTTTAAGTCTTCAAGTTCTTTTGACGCTTTTTCTTCAATTGATTTTAATGCGTCTTTTTGTTTTTGAAGTTCGTCTTTTTCTTTTTGACGTGCCTCATCGTCTTTTTTGTTTTTTTCTTCTTGTTTTGATTTTGCATCGTCAGACGCTTTTTTGTCAATTCCGTTTATTTGTAATTGAAATCCCGCTTTGTCGTTTTCTAATTTTTTTAAATATTTTTTTTGTTCTTCGACAACTTTTTTTCCTTCCGCTTCGGTTTTCGCTGGATCAAAAACTAATTTTGCTAAATAGTCAGAAGATTTTTCAACAAGTTTTGTGTCAAGTTTTGTTTCAATATTAATTCCAGGAACTTTATTTAATAAATCAATGATTCCATTTATTGCTTTTGCACCATTTGAATATAAAAAATTCAAAGGCATTGATACAAAATCAAGATAAGATTTTAATAATTTGTAATTTCTTTTTTCGGCTTCAAGTGCTAATTTGTTTGAAACAATTTGATTTTGAATATTGATTTCGCCAGCTTTAATTGTTTGGTCCGTTTGTGCAATTTTCATTTGCAAAATCTGTTTTTCAGATTTTCCTTGCAATTTCAAAATATTATCTTGACTTCCCATTGCATCAAGTTTTCCTTTTTCAGAATCAAGGTTTTTTTGACTTAATGCGTTCAATTGTTTTTGTTCTTCAGACACACCAGAAACCGCTTCTTTGATATCGTCCCAATATGTGTAAATAGCACCTAATGCGATGACAAGTAAACCGATACCAGTTGAACCGATTGCGGCTTTTATTCCGTTCAAAGCATTTATTGCGACCGCTTTTAATTGTTTGAATGCGTCAGCACTTTCACCAAGTTGTTGCAACCCAGTTGAAAGCGCCATTGCACTTTGAACTTTTAAAAGTGTTTTTTCAACGTCTTCAGATTGAGCGCCAACAAGTCCCATTGCACCTTGAACCGCTGAAAATCCACCAGCAACACCAGACAATGAAGACGTTAACGATTTAAATTTTGCATCTGGATTGAATGCGTCTGTCAAAGATTTGGCATCACCGATTGCGTCTTTTAATTCAGACGCTTTTTTTGCGGCATTGACCGCTTCTTGTGATGTCGCACCAAATTTTAAACTCAATTCATTAACTTCGTTTTGTGCCTCACGAAATTGTTGTTTTAAAGATTTGACAGCCCCTTCGGCTTGTTCACTTTGTATTTTTACGTCAATTACCTTTTCAATTGCCATTGTCTTGCTTTTTTAATTATTTCTTTTAATGTTTTTGGAAATTGATATTTCCCTTTTGCACTTGCAATGATTTCGTTTTGTTCAAAATCTTGTGCCAATTTCAGTAATTGTTGTAAATTATCCATTTTGTGTAATTACGATTATGTCATTATTGTTTGAAATTATACTATAAAATAAATCTGAACCAGTGAAATTTTGTTTTGTTTCAACTTCAACATAAGAATCAAAATCATTTATTGAAATTATCTGTCCGTTTAAATCTTGTTGAATTGTCCACGTCAAAGGTTCGTTTGATGTTGTGTCAAATCTTAAAGTTTGAGCCGATGAATCAATTATTCTTCCAACTGAATTATTAAAAAGAATATTTCTAAAATCTTGAATCAATTCCATTTGCACTTCAAACGTTTTTAAATTTGTCGTGAATTGATTTATAATATATCTTTTATCACGAATAACGATTCGGTCGTTCAATCTTAAATTCAATAATTCAGAATAAGGAAGTCGCATTGAAACTTTTACCATTCTTGATTTTAAAGAATATAAATTGCTTAAATAATTGAAATAATAATTTTGAAATAAAGTATTCGTGATTGTGTTCAAATAATACGAACTTATTTCGATACCCCAATTCAAAGTTTGTTTTGTATTTTGATAGTTTACGTCTTGACCGAAAACATTATAATTTGCAATCGTGCTTGTCGTTGTTCCGTTGTTAAATTTAAAATTTCCACTTGGAACGTTTCCAAGTTTATACAAAATCACTGGTTTTGGTATGTACGTTTGAAACGTTTTATTAATTGAATAGCCAACTTGTAAATTTATATCGTTAAATTTATTGAATAGTAAATTTTCAAATGGAAGTTTGATTGTATAATCGTTTCCGTCAGTATTAAATGTATAACTTAAATTACCATATTCCCTTGCACCATTGTCAAAGAATGCACGATTCATAAAACTTTCAGATTTTTCATATTCGAAATTGATTTTCTTATATGGTTTTATCCTTTCGTATTCCAAATCTGTAATTGTGTATTGTGTTAAGTTTTTGATTTGTCCTTGATAATACCAATTTTCAAGTTGTTCCAAAGTGTAAACTGATTCGTTTTCAGAAAAAGCCGTCAAATTAAACATTTTTAAAATCGCTGAAACGAAATCTGAAACCTTCATATCTGGAACGTATTGCGTCAAGTCAAGTTGTGAATTTGTTGTTCCACTTCCGCTACCAATTATTTGATAATCAATCCATTCATATTGACCGAAAGGATCGTTCCATTCTTGATAATGTCCTATAATGTCAGAATTATAAGTACACGAAGAACTTGTTTGAATTGTCAAATAAAAAGTTCCAACTTCATTTGGTAAGTTTACATTTATAAAAGTTCCAGTTCCACTTTGATTTGTATAAAATTGATTGTTTTTAAAAATAGAAACAATCCACGTTGAATTTACTGACAATAACGCTTGAAATACAATTGTTCCAAATTCTTGAAGAACTTCATAAGTATTGTTTAATGTGTCAAATGAAATTTGAACACTTGTATCAAATGGTGTTGAAACAATTGTTGAAATATCAACACGAACTGGTGCTGAAGACTGAACAAATGTTTCTTTGTTTTTTAGCCACAAAAACGCTTCAGTAAATCTTGATTGCGTCAAGAAATTACCTTGAAATGAAACGTTGTATTTTGATTCGATTGCATCAAATATTCTTGCGATTTTAATTGCTGGAAACAATTCCGTGTATGACATAGGCGTTGCGTTGTTTGAAATGTCCCAGTTTAATAATGTAGAACCACCACCGCCATATTGCCAAACTTTGCTTGAACTAATCAAAGGAAATGAAACGTCGTCATTGTTTGTTGTTTCAATATTGGTTTCAACGTTTGATCCAGAATATTCAATTGTGTAATCGTTTAAAGTTTCCAAATCTTTCAATTTGTCTTCACGAAATTTGTCAGTTAATGAAGTTAGAACACCATAAAAAGTAAGTTTATAGTTTTCAATTTTGTTTTGTTTTACTGAAGCACTTTCCAATTGCCACTTTCCAACACGAAAAATTTCGTTGTCAATTTCAATAAAACCATCATAACGAATTAATTGATTGAATCCGTTGTCAACTTCGTTTTCGTACCAATGACGAAAAGTTTCATTGTTCTTTTTAGACGCTGGAACCGTAAAACTCTGACTATAATCGGTAAACACTCGACTTAAATCATTTATATTTTGTATGCTTGAATTTAAAGTAATTACTTCGTCATTAAATAAGTCAATAGGAATCGCAATCCTTGAAACAGATGGAATCAGTGAAATTGTGTTGTCGGCAGTTATATTTGTATTGTCTGAAGTTACAAACGTACTATCGGCAGTGATTCCGATTTGATTGTAAATTGTTGCGTCTTGATATATAAAAAGTTTTACTTCCATTAAATCACGTCGTTTAAAAGATTGAAATTGTATTCAAAATTTATTGTGTAATTAATATTCTTGTCTTTCAATTGCGTTTTTTCTTCATTCGAAGTTGATTTACAAACAACTGGAATGTCGTCAAGCAATATCACTTGTGAAACAAGTAAGTCTTGAATCAATTCAGAATAATTTTCATCAACCCAGCCAGTATTGCAAGTGATTTTTTTTGTTCCGTTGAAATTGAATTGTTTATTCGAACCGACAAATGTATCATAGTTCCAAGATTCGGGCATCAAATTAAATGTCGACGATTTAACTTCGATTGATTTTTGATGTGCTTTGAAAAATGTCAAGAACGACCAACCGCCAAATCGATTAATAAACGAACAAACAATTGGTGTATATTTTGGTTCGCAAATAGATTCAACTTTAAATCTGAATTTTTCCCTTAAATTAACATCCAATTTTAAAATTTTATAAGTTCCATTTATTGAATAAGGTATTTTGTAAAGTGAACCAATACTTTCAATTTGAAACAAAGTTTCTGTTGCGTCTTCAAAATACCAGTACGGACTTTCATCAAGCCAAACATTTACATATTCAGTTGTGCCTTCTTGTTTATAAATTTTAATATCTGTATTGAATAATGGAATATTGTCTGTTGTTTCATCTTGATTTGCACCAGCCAAAAATGAAGTGTAACCATCAAAACAAATGAATGATTCTTCGTCAATTAAAACAAATACATTTGACGAAGTTTCTTTGTATCTTTTTACTTTTGCAAAGCACCAGTTTTTAAAAGATTCAGTTGCTACAATTGAAGTATAAATCGGATTCTTTTCGTTTATAAATTCAACGCATTTGTTTGAAA